TGGTAATGCTAATACATCACTCTATTGGTGGAGAGGTTCATTAGCATTAGTAAGACATTCTGCATCTATACCATCAGCAGAACAAATCAAAAAGATGTATGAGGATGAGAAGTGCCTCTTCCAAGAGAATGCTAAGGCAACCTTATATGGTTCATCAGATGCAGTAACGGCACTTGCTTATGATGATGATACTGACCTTCTGCACGTTGGAACTTCATCGGGTAGATCAGATTTCCAGAGATTACGTAGAATAAATAATAATACTACGGCAGTAACGACTGCTATAACAGCACAAAACGAATTTATAATAGAGCAATAATATGGCACTCAGAGCAAGTAAACCTTCTTTTAATGTTAGAGAAAAACTAACAGAACTTGGTCGTCGTTTTGGTCTTAAGGGTTCTGAACTTGTAGAAGCAGAAACAGTTCAAGAAGCACGAGATCTTGTAAGTGCTGGTCGGAAGAATTTGATTTATAATGGTTCCATGATAATAAATCAGAGAGGAAATGCAACTGGTATTAATGTTAGTTCAAATTATGGTATTGATAGATTCTTTACTCAAATGGAGAATACTGTTTCTGGAACTTGGTCAATTGGACAATCAACAGATGTTCCTGCAGGATATGGATTTAAATTTAGTTTAGAATATGGTTGCACAACAACTAGTTCAAACGCAAATCGTTACTTAATGACCATTTATAGAATGGAAGGTTTTGATAGTCAAGTATTTTGCTATGGAACTCCATATGCAAAAGATGTAACGTTGAGTTTCTGGATAAAGTGTAGTAAATCGGGTAACATTCAAGTTAATTTTGAAAATGAAGATAACCCAGATGCAGGATATCAAACTAAACAAACAATTCATAAGTCTGGCACTTGGGAGAAAAAGGTTGTAACAATACCTGGTGACACAACCAAAGCATTTGCTTGGACTAATGCAAAAGCAATGTGTTTTGATATTGTGTATAGTGCTTTTGGGAGTACTTACAATGGTGGAACGCCAACTGCTGAATGGAGTACTTTAAGTAATAATCAGAGAGGCGCACATTGTAATATAGATCTTTTTAATTCAACTTCAGATTATGTAAAAATTACAGGAGTGCAGTTAGAACTTGGTAAAAATGCCACTGAATTTGAACATCGTCCTTATGGTGAAGAACTTGCATTATGTCAGAGGTATTATTTCAAACTTTCTGATTCACGTTTAGTTGCTGGATATAAAAGGCATGATAGTTCCTCCAATTTTCAAATACTAGCTCCAGTTCCTATGCGGGCACAACCTACACCAACATTACCTGTTAGTGGATCATTTACGAACATGCAAACCAACTTTAATACAACCCAAAGTAGTCCAAACGTTTACCAGTGGGATGGACATGCATTTATGTTTCAAGTTGCTTCAACTTGGTCATCAACACATACATTTATACCATCATGGGAATCTTTTACAGCAGACTTTAATGCGGAACTATAAATCTTTATAGATCATCCTTCAAACCTAACAAAGGTATTCTACTTAGATTCATACACTCTGTCAACTCCTTGACAAATTGGAGTTTGTATTGTAAGGTGTATATTATCTAACTATTTTTATGAAATTTTTAGTTTATTCAAAAAATGAATGCCCGTATTGTTATAAGATAATGCGGGTTCTAGAAATGACTGGAAAACAATTTGTTGAGTATAAACTCGGCAGGGAGTTTACAGGTGAGGAGTTTTATGATAAATTTGGTAAGGGTTCTACATTCCCACAAGTGCTCTGTGATGATCGAAAGTTAGGAGGATGCGTTGACACAATCAGATTCCTCAAAGAACAACAAATCGTCTGAAGAAGACCTAAATAAAACCAAGGACCACCTCAATCGTGGTATTGAATTTATTCTTAATGGGGGGAAAAAGAAGCAACCAAAACCATTTCAAATAGTTTTAGATAAGATGGTTTGCTTTTTTAATCGGGAAGTGAACATCTATTTCGAATTTTCTTTTCGGACAAAGAAAATAAAGTAGTTTCTTGGAGTAGAACAATGTTAGCAGTAAGTTTAGTCTTTGGTTCATTTTTAACTTTTCTGTTTCTAGTAGTAGGTATTATTGGTGGTTGGGTTGCTCGTGAATATCTTATGAATTACCAAGATGCTCCCAGACTGCACCCAGAATTCTTTGACGAGCATGGTAATGTTGTTCCCGACGAAGTTCTCGCTCTCCGTTTTGAAGAAGGTTTCTTTACAGACGAATCTGAAGAAGAAGAGGATTGATCTCTAATAAAATTTTTATTCATTCTAAGTTATGCCCACAACAAAATCCAAATCAACTGCTACTACTGAATTGGCAGTTAATCCCTTTGCGTTTGAGGTTTTTCAACTTGCCTCAAAGCAAAGATCAAAAGCAAAAAAAGTCGAAGTTCTTAAAAAATACGAACACGCATCGCTTAAATCATTACTCATTTGGAATTTTGATGAGAGTCTTGTATCTGTTCTCCCTCCAGGTGAAGTTCCTTATGCCAGTGTTGGAGAACAAAATTCTTTCAGTGGAAACATCAGTGAGAAAATCAATGATGCTGTTGGAATGATGGATGAACTTGGATCAAACTCTCTTGGATCTCAAGATCAAGGACGTTCATCTATTCGTAAAGAGTATGATAAGTTCTACAATTTCATTCGTGGTGGTAATGATTCGTTGAGTTCTATTCGTAGAGAAACGATGTTTATCAACGTTCTTCAGGGTTTGCATCCCCTGGAAGCAGAGATTGTTTGTCTTGTTAAGGATAAACAACTTGAGACCAAATATAAAATTACTAAAGAAATTGTGAGTCAAGCATATCCTGATATTAAGTGGGGTGGACGCGCCTAATATGAAAATTCTCCATTCAGATTGCGATCCTAAATTAGGAGAAGATCGTAGTCTTCCATATACTGCATATCTTGTAGAGTATTTACAAGATGGGATAACGAAGTTTGATATTGTTACTGCTCCTAAGAAGGTAGATATATTTGATCATTACTGGGATAACTATCGAAATGATTTTGTTAACATGACCCAGTCTGAAGGGAGAGTAAATCCTAAACTATGGGGTATTAAACCAAAGAAAGAAAGTAAAAAACGATGAGTGAAGAATCAGTTCCCTTAAATGTAAACATCGATCCTGATGAAATGCAGAAGGTGGTGAAAAAATATAAAAAACTAAAAAAGTATATGAAATCTTCGTTATTCGAGATTAAAAAACTAGATGGCAATGAAGAAATCATTAGCAAACTAGTTCAAGGTGTTGAGGATGTAATTGAAGGAACCGAAATGAAAACCGACTTTTAATTCCATATATTGGCGTAAAAAACTCCGGCAAAATTTTCACCTTCTAAAGTTTTTTAATAGTAGTCAATAATACCAAGACACTTGACTAAATAAGTTATGAGGTCTATAATGAGACCTGTCGTTCATCCGAGAAATCGGACGCAAGTAAGTCGCGGAACGGAGCCGTTCATCCCATGCTAGAACTATTATTCTATACAACACTCACCTGCACTCAAACTGATGCTATCATGCTGAAGATTGAGAGGAATGAGAATCTATCTTCCATCATGAAGGTAGAGTTGGTTGAGACTCTCAAAGACTCAGCACCAGAATGTCAGTGGTATTGGGACGCAAACGACTAAAGGAACGGACCTAAAAATCCAACTACTTTAGGAGTAACACCATGAACACCCTTCAAATGGTAAAGAAGCAGATCAACAAAGCATCTGCACTTCACAACGCACAAATTCTTCACACCTCATATCGTGGTGTTGAGTATTCTACTCGTTGTGTAGAAAGTAAAGAGCAACACGGTACATTCTGCTATCGTGGTCGCACTTATACTAAGTGATTCATTAACTTACATTACAGAGAGGGTTACAAACCCTCTCTTTTTTTGTCTTTAAGTAAGAAATTAACAAATGTTAGTAAACTAACACAAAGTAATCTACATAGTATAGAATTAAGGTAGCCTATGAAATAATTCATTTTATGGTATTAAAAATCTATGGAGGTGAGTATGCATAATCGCATTTCCCGCAATCAATTGGCAGAATGGGTGCATATCGAAAATGCACTTTCTAAATCTAACGAAGAATTGGATTTGGTGAATGACTACTTTGACTGTTTAATCGAATGTGATGAAGACCAAGGAACATGTAAAAAAATTTGTAAAATTCTATTAGCAAATTAATTTGAAATCGGGGGGTTTGCCCCCCTTTTTTTGTGCTATAATATGGTGAAAGGACATTTCATTATGGACAAAGAAAGACTCAAACTCATAGTCCGCAATCTAGAACTTTTAGTAGATGGACTCAAGGCAGAAGTTTATTCTGATGTAGACGCATATACCCAGCAAGTGGAATATGATGAAGTTGCGAGGTATCTCCATGACTATGATGAAGTCTTTGAAGACAGTGATTTGAACGAAGAATGAGTGTAAAATTAATTAGCGTCACTCCCGATGCGGAGAAGATGATGGCATACGTTGCGCGTGTGTCAAATCCAAACAATCAAGAAAATCCTAACTATGCAAAACTGTTGGGTTACTGTATCAAACACAATCACTGGTCCGTGTTTGAGCAGGCATTTATGACTCTGGAACTTGAAACTACCAGAGGTGTAGCAGCTCAAGTGCTTCGTCATCGTTCGTTCACATATCAAGAATTTTCACAACGCTATGCTGATTCTTCCTTACTCGCGGAGACGATCCCTCTACCTGAACTACGCAGACAAGACACCAAGAATCGTCAGAATTCTATTGATGATATTGACCCGTTTGTCCGTCAAGAGTTCCAGATCAAAATGCAAAAACACTTTGAAGAAGGAATGAAACTCTATCAAGAGATGCTTGATGCATCGATTGCAAAGGAGTGTGCTCGTTTTGTGCTTCCTTTAGCAACTCCCACTAAAATCTACATGTCCGGTTCATGCCGATCGTGGATTCATTACATAAATCTGAGGACCGCTAACGGAACTCAGCAAGAACATATGGATCTTGCTGAAGGATGTAAGAAAGTATTCCTGGAACAATTCCCAACCTGTGCTGAAGCACTTGGGTGGGTCTAAATAAAAATATATCATTTATAATTATGGCAACATATCCTGTAGTTAATAAAGAGACTGGCGAACAGAAAGAAGTAAAACTCAGTGTTCATGACTGGCCTCAGTGGTGTGACGACAATCCTACTTGGCAAAGAGATTGGTCAGATCCATCAACTTGTCCTCAACCTGGAGAGGTTGGAGAATGGCGAGATAAACTCGTCGCTAAAAATCCTGGATGGAATGATGTGCTTGCCAAGGCATCAACAGCACCTGGTTCAACTGTCAAAAAGATCTAAGTAACTTATGCCAACTAGAAAGAGAAAGAACGATTCCCCTATTGGAATTGGCATGACTGCCAAGCAAATGAGAAGAAAAAAACCAATCAATACAGATTTATTGGTTGATATTGATCCATTAACAGACAATCAAAAAAGATTCTTTGATTCGTATGCAGAGGGGAAACATCTTATTGGTTATGGTTGTGCTGGGACAGGTAAAACATTCATTGCTCTGTATAATGCCCTTCAAGATGTTTTAAACGATAATACTCCTTACGAGAGAATTTATCTAGTTCGCTCTCTTGTTTCTACTAGAGAGATTGGATTCCTTCCTGGAACTTATGAAGATAAGTCTGATATCTATCAGATTCCTTATAAGAACATGGTTAAATACATGTTCCAGATGCCTAGTGATTCTGATTTTGAGATGCTGTATGGTAATCTGAAAGCACAGGAAACAATTAAGTTCTGGTCCACGTCATTTCTCCGTGGAACAACTCTTGATAATGCTATTGTTATTGTTGATGAATTCCAAAACTTGAATTTTCATGAACTTGATAGTATAATTACAAGAGTTGGTGAGAATACCCGTATTTGTTTCTGTGGTGATGCAACTCAATCTGATTTGCAAAAATCTAATGAAAGAAACGGTATTATCGATTTTATGAGAATTCTTAGAGCAATGCCATCGTTTGATATTATTGAGTTTGGTCTTGATGATATTGTTCGTTCTGGTCTATGTAAAGAATATCTAGTTGCAAAAATAGATGCAGGTTTTTAATGTTTAATCATGTTGATGTGAATCTCCCCAAACTTGAGAGGGAGACAATTGATGGGGTAAGGTATTACTCAGTCCCTGATGAAAAAGAACTCCTCCGACTGGTCTCTATCACTTCTGTGACCAGTCATTTTAATAAGGAAATCTTTATTAAGTGGCGTAAGAGAGTTGGTAATGAAGAGGCAGATCGTATCAGTAAACGTGCTACAAGTCGTGGCACTGATATGCATACTCTTACCGAACACTTTTTGAAAAATGAGAAACTTCCTACGGTTCAACCCATCTCTGATTTTCTCTTCAAGATCTCAAAGCAAACTCTAAAAAATATTAATAATATTTACGCTTTGGAAGGTTCCCTATATAGTAAGGAACTTGGTATTGCTGGAACGGTTGACTGTATTGCCGAATATAACGGTGAGTTAGCAATAATCGATTTTAAAACATCTGCAAAACCCAAACCACGAGAGTGGATCGATAACTACTTCGTGCAATGTATGGCATACGGTTGTATGTTGTATGAACTGACAGGTATTTCTGTCAAAAAACTTGTAATCATTATGGCTTGTGAAAATGGAGAATGCGTGGTCTATGAAGAACGAAACAAATCAAAGTACATCAAACTTCTCAGCAAATATATTAGAAAATTTGTTGCAGATAAACTGGAGCTCTATGGAACCAAATAAGGAACTAGAAAAAGCAATCGAGAATAAATTTTTAACACCATCAAAATTCGCTCTTGAGATTGAAAAAATTGTTGCTGAAGAGAAATTCAATTATATTGATGCTATTGTTCACTATTGTGAAGTAAACGAACTTGAGGTAGAATCGGTAACGAAGCTTGTTTCAAAATCTTTGAAAGAACGCCTCAAGTGGGATGCTATTCGTCTCAACTTTATGAAGAAAACTTCAAGAGCAAAATTACCTCTATGATTTCTCGCGATGAATTAATGCACCATCGCTTACAAGCATGGCTGCGTGAAAATGAAAGCGATAATCTAGAGTATCTTGGAAAAAAACCTGATATTTGTGGTGTAATACACCATTGGTATCGTGTTGGTCAACATAGTGTGACCGTTGATTGTATTGAAAAAATTGATCTTGCAGATGCTGAAAGTGACACCATATGAGACCTACCAGACATATCTTTCTATGAAGAGTCATTTTACTAATCGTAAATATGACTTTTTTAAGTATGGGGGAAAATCTCGCGCTACTGTATCCTCATTTAATAAGAGGAAAGATAAGTATTGGTTTGAAAAAACCTCTAGAAAATTTTCTGATAAAGAAGTAGTAGATTTTCTACTAGCAAATTTTGTTTCCACCGACAACCCACAAAACTTATGGATTGGAGAAATTATCAATTCTGGAGAAAGAACATACGCCGAGTGGATGAAACGACAGCAGAGTTTGAGTTACTTGTTCAAAGAACAAAGCAACGAATTACTCTCGGAGAGAAAATTGGAAGAACTCTTCAGTTGTTCCAAAGGGCATCCGGTAATCCTAAAAAGATATCTTGGTGGAAGAACTAGTCTAGAGACTCTGGTGATCTTTAATAAGATCTTTGATTTCGTATCTATTATGGATAAGAGATTGGATGATCCTGTGTGGGAAACTGTGAGTCTTAAAATTAAAAAGTATAATCCCTTCATAAATATTGATGTATTCCAATATAAAAGAGTATTGCGGTCAATAGTTCATGAGTAATTTTTTCGATTCCGAAATCATACAAGAAGAGTTGAAGGAGATTAATACCCTCCAGGAAGAGATCTATGGATCTCTCCTTGCCTTCAG